TACAGTAACTGGAGACCTTTGGATTTCAACAGCAGATATTGAAAACTATCCAACAATTTACAAGTATGACAGCAGCCAATCAGGACCACAGTCAGAGAGATGGGTATTAGTTGATAAGACCGATCAAACTACTGAAGATGGTATCCTGTTTGCAGATGCACGTTATGGTTCAACAGGTGCTACTGGTAACACAGCAGCAACTATCAAGGATTTAATGAAGGTAGATTACTTAGATCCAGATGCGCCAGACCCTGCATTGTATCCACAAAACATGCTGCTATGGAACTTGCGTAGAAGTGGCGGTAACGTTAAGCGTTATGCTAACAACTACATTGACACAACAGCAGACAACCAACGCTTTAACAACGACGAAGCAATGGGTGATTATGCAACTGATCGTTGGGTTACTGAATCAGGTAACAACGAAGACGGTTCAGGATCATTCGGAAGAAAAGCACAGCGCAAAGTTGTTGTACAAAGAATGAAGAGCGTTGTTGATACAAGCACACAGATACGTGATGAAGAAAGACGTAACTTTAACATCATTGCTGCACCGGGTTATCCAGAATTGATGAGTAACCTAGTTAATCTTAACATTGACAGAGGCTTAACAGCATTTGTTATTGGTGACACACCATTGAGATTAGCAGCAGACGCAACCACATTAACTAATTGGGGTTCGAATGCAGCACTAGTTACTGACAACAGTGATAACGGGTTAGTAACATACGATGAATACTTAGGTACTTTCTATCCAAACGGATTTACAACTGACCTAAGCGGATCAAATGCGGTTGTTCCAAGTTCACACATGATGATGAGAACGATTGCACTAAGTGATCAAGTTTCGTTTCCATGGTTTGCACCAGCAGGTACAAGACGTGGTGGAATTTCAAACGCTACAGCAGTAGGATACATTGATGCTGCAACTGGCGAATTCCAAACTGTAGCGTTGAACGAAGGTCAAAGGGATACGTTGTATGATCTAAAGATTAACCCAATTACATTCTTTAATGGAGTTGGATTGGTCAACTACGGTCAAAAGACTCGTGCAAGAAATGCTTCTGCACTAGACAGAATCAACGTAGCACGTTTGGTTGTATATCTACGTAGCCAACTTAATAAATTGGCTCGTCCATATATCTTCGAACCAAATGATAAAATCACAAGGGACGAAATCAAACAAGCAGTAGAATCATTACTACTTGAATTGGTTGGTTTAAGAGCCCTTTACGATTTCGCAGTAGTTTGTGATGAAACAAACAATACTCCGGCTAGAATCGATCGTAACGAACTATATGTTGACATTGCGATTGAGCCAGTCAAGGCTATTGAGTTTATCTACATACCGTTGCGTGTCAAGAACACAGGGGAGATATAAAAAATGCCTATTACATCATTAAATAACTTTTCAGTACCCACAGACGCAGGCAACCAAGTGCTCTTGATGCCTAAGTTAAAGTATCGCTTCCGCGTTACTTTACTTGGATTCGGAGTTGCGGCTGCTACTGAACTTACTAAACAGGTTGTCGATGTTTCAAGACCAAAAGTTGGCTTTGAAGAAATGACGCTGGACGTTTACAACTCAAAGGTTTACCTAGCAGGTAAGTATACCTTTGAAACACTAACTCTTAACTTACGTGACGATGCTAGTGGTGAAGTTCAAAAACTTGTTGGACAACAGGTTCAGAAACAATTCGACTTTGTTGAACAGGCTTCTGCAAGATCAGGTATTGACTACAAGTTTACTACTAAAATTGAAGTACTAGACGGTGGTAACGGTAATAACGCAGCAGGCGTTAACGTTCTAGAAACTGCTAACATGTATGGCTGTTTCCTAACTAACGTTGATTACGGTGATGCTAACTACGCTACCAACGAAGCAATGCAGGTTGCATTAACAATCCGCTTTGATAACATGGTACAATGGGGTGCAGGCGAAACTGGCGTTGGTGTTGGTATCGGTGCAGCAGTAGAAAGAACCATTGGACAAGGTGTTACTGGTGCTGGTACAGCACAAGGCTAATACTAGTTTTAGTATACAAATTAAAAAGCCCGGATTTTTTCCGGGCTTTTTTTATGGCTAAATAATAGTATGGCAAACAAATTCACTAGATTTTTAACAGATGTCTTTACGGGAATAACCAATCCCAAGGGTAGGGTAGCAAACTACACACACGCTACACGCTTGTTTATTGATGATAACATGCGTCTTGCTCCCAAGACTAAATTTAATTATTATTTAAGAATTGAATTAGATAACTCTGCACATAAAGCAGCAAACTTTACTGCCAAGCATACTGAAGAAGTAGGCTTGCTTGTAAAAACTGCCGACCTACCAAAATTTAGATTTGAAACCGAAACCTTCAATCAGTACAATAGAAAAAAAATAATGTACAAGATGATTACTTACGAACCTGTAAATTTATCATTCCACGATGATAATCAAGGAATAGTTAGTGCATTATGGGCAATCTATTACGGTTACTATGTTAGAGATAGAGCAAACACAGAACCAGCAGCATGGGATGCCAACCATTATAGAAATGCTGGTACGCTGTCTGATAATTTTAGATACGGTTTAGACAATGACATAAGCACACCATTGTTTAAGTCAGTAACAATTTATACGATGGGCAGAAGAAGATTCATCGGATACACATTAATCAATCCTAAGATTACATCTTGGGATCACGGAAGCATGGACTATAGCGATGCTTCAACCACTGCTGAATCAAAAATGACATTAGAATATGAAGCAGTTGTCTATAGTGCTGGAAAAGTCTTTGAAGGAACTCCTAAAGGATTTGCAACACTGCATTACGATAGGTCACCTTCCCCACTTGATGTTGCTGGTGGCGGAACCGGTGCATTGCTTGGTTCGGGAGGTGTCCTCGATGGACTTGAACAAGTATTTGGTGCAGTTGGAGATGGTACTGCATTTAGCTCAGGTCAAAACTTTTTAGGAACAGCAATCAAGGCAGTAAATACCTATAAGAATTTTAAAGGACTATCCAAGGCTGGATTAAAATCAGAAGCAATAAACATTCTTTCCAGTCCGGCAGGCGCGGCAGCAGTTGCTAATACAATTAGTGGAGTTGCTGGAGCAATATTTAAGAAGAACGATCCTAATAATTCATCCACATCAGGATCTCAAAAGACAATGGTGAATCTTCCAGCAGGCTCACCAAATGAAATAATAGGTTTATAATATCATGGTAGCAAAAACTAACTTACCAGAAAAGGCAATTCAAGACAGTGCTGCAAGAACAAGAGTATTTTTTGATACGTATGGACAAGAACCATTACAATTTAATGCAACTGAAGTAGATACAACTATAGGATTTTTTACTTCAAAAGGTTTTTCTGACGATGCAGCAAGAGTTACTTCTTTAAGTTTATTAAAACAGGCCAAGTTAGAAGGATTGAATATTTTTACAATACTAGATGATCTAAGAGGACTAACTGATACACAGATAAGTGCTCTTGTTGGAGAAATATTAAACAATAATAGACCAGCAACATCAACGCTGGGATATAGGCAAGAGATATCAACAGTATCAAAACAACGTAACGTGGTACCATAATGCCTAAGTTTGCCCAAGGAAGATTTGAAATGAAAAATCCTGGCAAGTATGTAGGTACAAAGAAACCACTTGCTAGGAGTAGTTGGGAATTTGTTTTTATGAGAATGCTAGATGAACATCCTGGTGTTCAGAGTTGGGCAAGCGAAAGCATACAGATTCCTTACAGAGACCCACTTACTGGAAAGTATACAATTTATGTTCCTGACTTCTTTATTGTTTATCAGGATAGAAATGGTAAGAAGAATGCCGAGGTAGTAGAAGTAAAACCAGCCAATCAAACTCTAAGAGAAAAGGTTGGAAAGAGCAGATACAATCAGGAACAGTATATAAAGAATCAAGCAAAGTGGGAAGCAGCCGCTGCTTGGTGTAAACAAAAAAGGCTTAGATTTAGAATTGTAAGCGAAGATGATATTTTTCACACCGGTTCAAAGAGACGATAAGTAATAATATGACTAAGAAATTAGAAGAACTGTTTAATTTGGAAGAAAATCAAGCAACTGACAATGCTGAAAAGCCTACTCCGGTAGACACTGAGGTAGTTGCTGATACCACTAATGAAGAAAAGCATCAAGAAATTCGTAACTTAGATGACAGTATTAAAGCAGTGCAAAATATTACCAAAGACCTCCCACAGATTCGTGAATTGGATGGTTTGGAGGAAAAGGATCTAGATCATTTAGCCTCAAAGGCAGAACAAGCCTACGACGATCTAATGGATTTGGGTATGAATGTTGAAGTAAGATACAGTGGTAGAATTTTTGAAGTAGCAAGCAGTATGCTTAAGAATGCAATCGACGCAAAGACAGCAAAGGTTGATAAGAAGCTCAAAGCAGTAGATTTACAACTGAAAAAACTTAAAATTGACCAAGATAGCCCGGAAGATCCTAATGATGTGCTGGATGGTAAGGGTTATGTAATGCTAGATCGCAATGAATTAATTAAGAAATTGAGCGGAAAGGAATAAATATACATATGAAGACGTTTAAAGAATACTTGTCAGAGAGCAAGAAAACATACAGTTTTAAGGTAAAACTTGCTGGTGATTTACCAGAAGGGTTTGCTGACGATTTAAAAGCAAGGCTTGAAAATCGCAGCGTGATTCAGTTTGAGCAGATGAAAACTACACCTGTTCAAGAATTACCGCAGGATTTTCCAGAGTTGAAAAACATGGAAGTTCATACATTTGATGTAATGACTGAGTATCCTTTAACTACTACCGAAATTGAAAAAGAAGTTTTTGAAATGGGATGTTGCCAACCAGGTTTCTATAAGGTTAGAAACAGTGCAAGTCCTAGCGAAATTGATCAAATTACTGCTGGCGATATTGATTATGAAGGTGCATTGCTACACGATAATCAATACAAAGATGGCATGAAAGTTAAACACAAAGAATATTTCGGAGATGACTTCAATAAAGATTTCCTAAAAACTCTTTCCAAAGAAGCAAAAGAAAGAAAAAAGGAATTAGGGCATGATAAACTCAAGGCAGATGTTTATCAAGATACACCAAAATTAAAACAAGATAAAGCAGGCGCAAAAAGTCCTGTAGGGAGTAACTAATATGAACTTTCAAGAACTATTAGCCAAAATGCAGGAACTAGATACAGCCAAGACTGAAGCAACGCCTGTAGAGCAAAGCACAGAAGAATGTGGAATGCCAATGGCACCAAGCATGCCATCTCCAGAGCCAAAAGATAAGGCTTCTATGAGCATTAACATTAATGCACAGGGTGACGCTATTGATGATGTGATGGCACTTATCGCAAAAATGAAAGGCGATGATAAACCAGGAATGGCTGACATGCCTACAATGAGTATCATTCCTCCAATGGGTGGTATGGATGCACCGGAAGGTCCTCCAATGCCAAAACCAATTAATAAATTAATTCCAGACTTCGATGGCGATAATGATGATATGCCAGGTGGCGAAAAAGATATGATTGATATCAAAGCACTTGGTGATAAGGGAGATGATAACGATTACGACGATGACGGAAAGTTAGACGCTCACGAAAAAGACCATGACGAAGAAGAAAAACTTCACAAGTCAGTCGATAGAGATAGCGACGGTGACCATGACATGGATGATCATGACATGGAAAAAGATGATGAAGATAAAGAAGAGGCATATGCTAACGAACCCGACGAAGATGTTAGGAATGTTGATTATATGACCAAGAAAAATTCAGGCGGAATGAACCGCATGAAAGGAACTCATCCTAAGGTTGCAGGTGGAGACAATCCAATGCAGCGTGTTAAGGAAGGTGAAGATCTTCGTTCTTCAATCAAAGCAGAATTAATGAGAGCATTAGCAGAAACTAAAGGAGCGAAATAATGGCAGACTTATTAACAGCAACAATCGGCGGCGGCAGCGCAGTATTAGTTGCAGAAAATCGTAAACCAGCCGCAAGTGTTTCTACAATTGATTATGCTGGAAATAAAGATTTAACATTATTTGAAGTTGACTTTGGTGCAGCAGCAAACGCAGAAGTTGGTGCTAACGAAGCAATTCAAGCAGTTGTTGAAATCATTGGTAAGTATGCCACTATCGTTATTAGAGGCGACTTACACTCCACTAACCAAGTAATGGCATTTGCTGTGGAAATGGCAAATGATACACAAGATTGGGATGGTGCTGGTGCAGAAACTCTAGTAGAACAAATTGAAGATGAAATTATTGCATTAGGTGCTACTTATGGAAATAATTCATTTGATATGACAGCAGTTACTTGCACAGTAAAAAACAGTTTCAATTTAGCATAATAAACAATTTCATATCTATCCAATAGGGCCGCAAGGCCCTATTTTCTTGGGTAAATACTAGTATGGCAAAGAGTTTAGATGGCGTTCAGATTAAGAAGGCCCATAGCAAACAAAAATATACACTGGAAGAAGTTAAGCATCTAGAAGCATGCATGGATCCTGTTGACGGACCATTATACTTTGCCAAAAACTTTATCAAGATTCAACACCCTACCAAGGGTTCCATGAAATTTGTTCCCTATGGTTATCAGGAAGATCTTTTAAGAGCATATCACGATTATAGATATACCATTGCCATGCTACCAAGACAGATGGGCAAGACTACCTGTGCGGCAGCATACCTTCTTTGGTATTGCATGTTCACTCCAGAAGCACAGGTATTAATTGCAGCACACAAGTATACGGGTGCGCAGGACATCATGAACAGATATAGATTCGGTTATGAGAACTTGCCTGACTTCATTCGTGCTGGTATCTATACCTATAACAGAAATACTATTGAATTTGATAACGGAAGCAGAATACAGGCGACCACAACAACAGAAGATACTGGACGAGGTAAGTCACTTTCGTTAATATACTGTGACGAGTTTGCATTCGTGCAACCACCAGAGAAAGCCAAGGAATTTTGGACTGCACTTTCACCCACACTGTCAACAGGTGGTAAGGCAATCGTAACATCAACTCCAAACTCGGATGAAGACCAGTTTGCCATGATCTGGACAGAAGCAAATAAAAAGTTTGACGAACACGGTAATGATCAAAAGGTAGGAACCAACGGATTCTATCCTTACTTTGCACACTGGGAAGAACATCCAGACCGAGATGAAGCATGGGCACAAGAGGAACGTGCTAAAATTGGAGAGGA